AACTAATAGACCAAAGCTTAAGGGAGCTAGTAGCCTAGAATTTACTTAACACATTATCTGGTATATTACAAATCAAAAGGCTTTTTTTTAGGCTTAAAACTTCTAGTTGTTAGTGTAATAGGATTCTGCTTAAGTTTACCTTTAAAAAGTAAATCATCAATTATAGTTTGGCAAGTGTAAGATCCAAATAATCCATCATTAATAATTAGGTACATTTGTTCAAATGAAAGCATTCCATTTTCAAAGTCTGATTGGATATATTTATTAATTTCAATTTTCTCTGCCAGGCTATAGCTATTATTATAGCTCTTTTGTAATGGTTTATTATTATAAAGATACTCAGTCATCCTTAAAGCCTTTTAACTTTTTAAATCCTTTATTACTATTGTTATTACTACTATTGTTATTACTCTTATAATGGTACCCAAATTCTGGGTAGTCTGGTTGCGTAGATTCTGGGTAGTCAGGGTACGTAGATTTTGGGTAGTCTCTAGGTAGTTTTAAAGTATATCTGTTCGCACTTGATAACCTGTGGACAACTATATAGCCAATATCTGAGAGTTCCTTTTTTGCCTTTTGCAGTGTGTTAATTGAGATTCCAAGCTTAAGACATAAATTAGAGTTTCTAAGGTTCCTATAATTAGCAGATAAACTCTTTATATAACAGAACAACACTTTTGCGTCATTTGATACCCTATTATCATAAAACAGAGCATTTGGGATCATAACAAACCCTTTTTTTAATTTATTCATATTCCTTTTTTCCTTCCCTTGCCAGACCTTATATACCCAAATTATGGGTAGTCAATAAGGAACATTTAGCGAACAAATTAATTTAAATAATATGCTTTTATTACTTGCAATTATATACAAAGATAATACAAGTAATCATGTTTAAAACAAATCAACAAAAGGAAAATAAAACAATGACTAAATATATATATAACAAAGACAGTTTTGAAAATGCTTTAGAAGTTTCAAACTATCCTTGGGGTTTTAGATTAAAGACTAAGAGAAGAACTTGGATTGAAACAAATAAAAATCAAGGGGACAGAGTTTGTTTTTCTACTCTTAACCCAAAAACTGATAAATGGTGTGCAGTTAAAAAAGCAACATATAACGCAGTTGAGATTTTATTTATAGATGAAAATGATCATATAAAATCTGACGGAATATATAAATACGGAGTAAATAACGAAAAAATAAAAGACTTTTTGTGTGGTGTTGATTACGAACAATTAAACGACCTACAGAAAAAACAAATAATAAAACTTCAATCAATGAATAAAGTTATGGAGAAGGTAACTTTCAATATTACTAAAGTTTCAGAATATAATTTGTCTGATCCGTTAGACTTAATAAGAATGAAAAGAGACAACAACTCTCCAGAAACTAAAGCAAGAGAGGAAGAACAAGACAAGGTTAAAGGACAGATTACAAGTGCAATCAATAGCACTTATAATCAAGCTATAATTAAGAATAATTTAAATTAATAAAACCTAAAGGGGTTTATTTATTTAAACCCTTTTAAGATTTATTAAATAATAAATCATAACTAAATAAAGGAATATATGAAAAAAGCAATATACTACGTTTTGGGGTTCGCATTTTCTGTAATGGTATTTGTAACCTTAATAATGATGATGTTACACCAATGGGCAACTCATGGGGGAATCTAAATAATGAAATATTATATTAAGTATAAATATTGGAATACAAAAACAGACAAAATAGAAATTATTAAACATGAGTTTGAAAGGTCTTTTAATGATTTAAAGGATTTATTTGATTTCATAGATGATTTTAAATCTTCTAATTGTATTTATAGAGATCAAGTAATAGAAATTGATAAGATATAAACATGAAAGCAATATTTAAAAAACTGTTTAAATTAATCAAAGAATGTTTAGGCATAGAAAAAGAAAAGGATAATAATGAAAATAATTAATAGAGGGTTAACTGTTGACATAGTAACCAATGAAATAGAGGTAATAGATAGAATGCTTTTAATGTTTCATAAGGCTATGGACAATGCAACCAATCCACAATTCAAAGAGCTCTGGAGTAAAAAATATGAAGAAGCAAAAGATTACAAAAACAAAAACACTTATTAAATTAATGGAGGAAACATTGGTTAATGTTTTAATAGGTTCTGAAGCTATGAATGGGGTTACTTATAACAAGTATAAGAACTTTAAAAAGGAGGGAAAAAAATGCTTGAAGCAATTATCATTATTGAATTAACATTAATAATATTTTACCATTTAAATAATTAACTATGCTTAAAGTATTAGATTTATTTAGTGGGATAGGTGGATTTTCATTAGGTTTAGAATCAACAGGATTTTTTGAAACAATGGCATTTGTAGAAAAAGACGAATTTTGTCAAAAGGTTTTAAAGAAGAATTTTAAAAACATACCAATAGAGGAGGATATAAGAAATGTTAAAGGAGAAAAATATAAAGCAGATGTCGTTACTGGGGGATTCCCTTGTCAACCATTCTCAGTTGCAGGAAAAAGAAAAGGAACAGATGACGACAGATACCTCTGGGATGAAACTATTAGAGTCGTTAGAGAATGTAAACCAAAGTGGTTCATTGGGGAAAATGTTGAAGGTCTTATTAACATCCAAGACGGTATGGTACTCAGACAGGTGCAAGACGATTTGGAAAAAGAAGGCTTCGAAGTCCAATGTATTATTATTCCAGCTTCAGGCATCGGTGCTTGGCATCAAAGAAAAAGAATCTGGATTATCGGATATAATGTATCCAACGCCAACACAAGATTCGGCATCGGAGAGAACCAAGAAATACAAACAAGGGGGAACACCTCTACCGTTAGCAGTAAAAATGTTTCCAACACCTTCGGCAAGTTGTCAAATGGATGTAGTAGCACCACCAGAAACAGTTCAACAAAATTCGAAAGGTTGGAGTGTAACCAGAGTTGGAACTGGAACGAAGTTTGGAGCAAAACTGAACGATGTAGTGAACAAGATAGAGAAGATGTACAACACACCAACAACAAACGATTCGAAAAACTTAACCTTTCCTCAGAGTCAAAAAAATCGGACATCAATAGTAGGGAATATGATTCAACAACAGAAAATAAAACCTGGTGGCAAACTCAATCCGAACTTTGTGGAGTTCCTAATGGGGTATCCTATGAATTGGACAAAGATAGAGCCAACAGAATTAAGGCTCTTGGAAACTCAATCGTTCCACTTATCGCAAGAGAACTTGGAAAAGCAATCATTGAAGCAGAAAAAAATGTATAGAACCCCAACTGCTATGGATATTGGAGAAGATAGTTTTATTTATGCTTCTAAACTATTAAAAGGAAAAATAAATAGAAGCTCTAACTCAAGGGTTCAAAAAACTTTATCTATTGATGTTGCTATGGAAGTTTTAAAAAATAATCCAAAGTTAATAGATCAATATGACAAACCTTTTATGGAAAGACCTAATTTACCAAATAAATTAGAGTTTATTAATTATTTAAAAGCTAATACTTCAATTAAAGAATTAGTTAAAAATACTACAATCCCTAAAACTAAAATAGAGCATTGGTTTAGAAGGGATGATTCATTTTCTTATCCAAGTATTGAAGATTGGAATAATATTAAACCCTTTTTAAAACAAATTAAATTTGATAATGAATTAATCTTTGAAATTGAAAAGGATTGGAAAAAAGATGAATAAAACCAATATATATGGAGATTATAAAATTTGTATAAAATGTAAGAATCATGCAGATGTAGTAGAGGTATCAAAAAACTATTGTATTGAATGTTGGTATGTTCATGTTAATGGTAAAAGCATAAAGGAAGTGGAAAAGCAAATAGAAGAAGAAGGAAGGTTTATAAAAAAGAAATGAGAAATTTATTTGAAACATTTATAGATGTTGGTAGTGGTTTAATATTATCAACAATGATACAGCTTTTTATATTTCCGTTTTTTGACTTACACCCAACAATCCTGGAAAGCTTTCATATAGCAGTAATATTCACAGCTATTTCTATGGTTCGTTCATGGTGTTGGAGAACAATATTTGCAAGGAGAAAATGAAATACTTAATAATATTTATATTCCTATCAGGATGCTTTCTAAGCGATTACGATTTTAACCCCACAACTACGATATTAAAACAACTAATAAAAGGACAAAGTAATGAAAAAAAGTAGTGCGTTAGCTTATGTAGGACACAATGCGAATGGAGATAGAGAAAAAGATGACTTTTACCCAACACCAGAAAATGCAACCCAATCATTATTAGATAAGCAAAAATTTGAAGGTGATATTTGGGAGTGTGCTTGTGGTAATGGTGCTATGTCTAAAGTTATGATTAAAAATGGTTATGATGTTTATAGTTCAGATTTAATTAATAGAGATTATGGAGAAATAGGAATTGATTTTTTAGAATCTGATAAACAAGTGGATAATATTGTAACCAATCCACCTTTTAAATTAGCAACAGAATTTACATTAAAGGGATTTGAGTTGGCTAGAAAAAAAGTTGTCATGCTTTCTAAAATTTCTTATTTAGAGGGTGTTAAAAGAAGGGAACTAATATTTAATAAAGATAAACTAGAAAGAGTTTTAATATTTACTAGGAGAGTTCCATTTAAAAAAGAATCAACTCAAAAATTAGCAGGTGGTTTAATGGCATTTGGTTGGTTTATTTATGATGTTAATTATAACGGTAAACCTCAAATAGATTGGATATAAAAATGATAAAAGTTAAATTAGATCCGTTTGAAGTGCAATTAGCCTTTGAGAACTCAACTAAAAGGTACATAGAGAACTTGAAGCAAGGTAAAGGGTTTTCTTATGGCTACACAGGTGGCTTTGAAAGACAAATAACAGATGGAGTTATTGGAAGCTTAGGAGAAGTAGCTTTTGCAAAGGCAACTAATACTT